AGCCCGTTGTTGTGGATGGTGTATATTATTGCCACAATTACCCTACTGGTGTCATGGGTAAGCCTATCAGTGGCGACAATGTTGCTCGTTCTCTCCTCTTAAAAAATAAAGTATCTTCTACTGTAGGTCATATACACACATTTGATTATGCTATGTGTGCTTTACCATCTGGTAGAAAACTTATGGGATTATCTGCAGGATGTTACTTGCATCATAAAGAAAACTATGCTAAGAATACACAGCAAATGTGGTGGAGTGGACTTGTAGTTAAACGTAATGTAGATAAAGGTGAGTATGATCTTGAAATGATTGAGTACAACACAGTAAGGAGAAAGTATGGTAAAAGATAAAAGAGTATATCTAAAAAAAATAGATCATGATAATGATTTATCTTATGAGAATGAAGTAAAGTTTGATAGTGTAAATTCACCTGCACATTATATGCATGGTAAAAAAGAAACTATAGATGTCATTAGGGATTGTATGGAAGGTGATGAGTATCATGGATATCTTAAAGGAAATGTTTTAAAATATGTCTCAAGATATAAATTTAAAGGTGAGCCATTACAAGACTTAGAAAAAGCACAATGGTATTTAAACAGACTAGTAAAGGAGGTCAAACATGGGAAGAGTTAAACAAGCACTACTTGAAGTAGAAGACTTTGTAGCAGGTTGTCTAGGAGAAGGTAGAACATTAAACCAAACAATAAGAGATGCAGAAGAAGCATTTAAAACAATGGATAATACATACTTACTTGATGCAGATTTTATTGAGGATAAATATTATCAATTTAAGGGGCAACAATGAGAGAGGCATTTTTAGATGCATTGCATGATAAATATACAGCACAAATATCTGATGCTAAAGCTAAAGCTATTGTGTATTTAGATAACCCTGTTGCAATTGGTGAGCACCCACAGTTTACAGAAGAGTTAGATAAATTAGTAAACATTATCTCTGCTGCAGAAGAAAATATAAAAACAATAGAAAAACAATTTGGAGAAAATAATGACTAAAGAGAAAGGACAAAGCAATACAGGATCTAGAACATATCTTATAGATTCAATACAATTACAAGATATAATGAGGTATCTAATGAGCAGACCATATGCAGAAGTTGTAAAACTTATGAATATGTTAGGTACATTAAATCAATTAGATCCTAACATTGGTGCAGACTTTGTTAAGAAACAAACAGAGGCAGCCAATGCAAAAAAATAATTTAAATAAAAATACAGGTCTATTATTTGAATTAAAAATTGGATTAAATAAAGACAATGCTGTTGTAATTGATTATGGAGGAAAGCCAGTAGGTAAAATAAGAGAAGCTTTGAAAGAATATGTATCAAGCTAATCTATGTGCTGCAATTATTAATCATGCAAACTCTGTTAGTAAAAAATTAGAAGATGATATTAAACAAATGATACAAAAGATTTAAAGTTTTGGTATAAGTGTCGCCAAAAAAAAAGGCTCCCTAAAAGGAGCCCTTATGTTGCCTGCTGGGGGAAGTTAACGCTTCCCCTTTTTTATTTATTCTTTAATAAATTATCTGTTTGTTCTTTAACAAATTCTTCTTGTATTTCTTTTTCAGTAGTTCTATATTTTTCACCTAGATCAAGAACCATGTTTTTTTGTTTTACATTTTTTTTTCCACCTCTCCAATCAGCCTCATTAATTATATCCCCTTCAAAAAATCCTTTCTTTGCAGGAACAAATCCTCTTTTTTCAAGTGCTTTTGCGGCAGCTTCTGAAGTTAAATCTTCAGCTACAATATATCTTACATCTTCAGACTCAGCTATTTTTTCTATTTGGTCTAATATATTAGAAGTAGCATCTTTATTTAAACCACCAATTGTTTCTATATAAACTGCTGGTTCAGTTCTAACATATTTATTTCCTTTTTTTCTTCTAGGATAATAATTTAATTTTCCTTTTGGGTATCTTTCAATTTCAGCTGTAGCTAAAGGAAATCCTATATCATCTTGTACCATCAGCGTATCTCTAGGCATACCCCCTTCACCTCTATATGTATAAATATCATATACAGAATTAGCAATATAAAAAAGAGCATCTGATTCAACTTCTTGTTCTTTTTCATTTAATTTAGATGGGTAGTTTTCGTTTAAATATTCTTCTAACTGAATATATATTTTTCTTTTATGGGACTGTGGCATCTTAAGACTTTTAGCAATATCCTCTGGAGTACCTGCATATTTAGCTATAGCCTCTTTTAAATTTTCATTAAGACTAGTAGTCTCTGTAATCTCACCCTTGTATTCTTTTGGTTTTGTTTTTAATACTGTAGGTTCTTCTTCAATAGAACTAGGTGGATTGTTGTCCCCTATACCTCTTACTATATCTTCTGTCTGTGTATTTACATCATCAGTTTTAAATAGTTTTTCTTTTGTTAGTACATCATAAAAATCTTCAGAATTTAAATTAATAGAAAATGCTTCTTCTCCAGACAAAAATACTCCATTTTTTAATCTTTCTGTTATAATTCTTTTTGGTACAAATCCAATGTACTCTTGTGCCCATTCTTCATTATATAAGTAACTTCTTTTTGTAGCAGTATATAATTTATTTTCTACATCATTTTCTTTATGTTTTCCAAAGCCTTCTATACGTACAGGTATTTTATCATATCCAGCATTTTTAAATGCTTGTGCTCTATGCCTTCCTTCATGTCCTCTTACATTATAATCTTCACCTGTTCTACCTACAAATAAAATTGGTATTTCACCTATCTCTTTACCTTGTCTTATTTTGTTTTCTAAATATTCTATCTTTGTGTTAGACCAATCACTATCTGGATTCATCTCTGTAGTTAAATTTAAATATTCATCTGGGCTTATATATATTAGCTGTACATTATCTGCATCATTACCATATTTTCTAGCTAAAGATACAGCACCAAAATGTTTATCAGCTTCTACTATTTTTTTTGTATTAGCAGGATCATACTTAGGATATTCTTTATTAGCTTTAGCAAATCTTTCTTCACTATATACCTCTTCGTACTCTGCTAAACCTTCTTTTAATTCAGCATCTTTATTATAGTATATTTGTGGTCCTTCTGGTTCTGGTATAGGTGTACTTAAAGTTGTATCTATTTTTTCTGGCTCAGGTGTAATAAGAGTGGTATCTTGTTTTTCAGCTTCAGGTGTAGATAATATTGTAGGTTCCTGTGGATCTGATGGAGTAGTAAAAGGTTCTGGTGGTGGAAGAGGTTCTTTTTTCTCTCCACCAATAACTAATCCTGATGGTGTATCGGTTACACTTTTATGAGTTCTATCAGGCACTGCCATTACGGCATCCATTTGTTCTGATCTAGTTGCAGTTGGCATACTACCTTTAGGTACAAAAGATTCTTCATCTCCACCAGTATCTATATGATTAAGATATTCAGTTATATACTCTTCAGTTTTAGAGTATGCTCTAGCACCAATAGATGTACCTAATACAGCTTCAAAAGCTTTCTGACCATATTGTTTTACAAATTTATCAGCACCAGTTTTTACTAATGTATCTGCTAGTTTAGGAATTGCAACTCTACCTATAGTTGTTGCTACAAATGTCTGTGGTGTTGCCATTTATTTTTTAGCTATTGTATTTTTATTTATACCTTTCTTTATCATGTAGTTTTGAGTACCATTAGCACCTGTCTCTACTTCTTTTTTTAAATTTATAAATAACTCTTTTTGTTTTTTATCTTTACTTTGTTTAAGTGCATATGCATTAATAAGTTTAGTATCTCTCATTAGCAGTTCCATGCTCTTAAAGCTTTATTGATTCTGCTTTGTGGATCATTAGCAGTTTTCTTAGAAGTAAGTTTCTTTTTCATACCTCTCATACGTGCACAAAAACTAGCTCTACGTTTATTACCAACTTCTTTACTAGGTGCTTGTAAATTACCACCTGTTTCTTTGTTGTAACTATCACGACCTTTTTGATTTAATCCACCTTTAGGATTCTTACCTTCTTTTCTAGTCCATGCTTTTGTTTTAACTGCTCCTGCCATTATGCAAAACTCCTATATTTTTTTACCTTACTTGCTATAGTCTTAGGCTGTTTAACAAATTGTTTACCTGCCGCTTTACCTTTTCTTTTAGCTGCAGTTGTAGCAGCATACTCAGAAGATGATAAAGATTTTATAGCCTTACTTGGTAAGTATCTTTCGCCTGTCTTACTTGATGGCTTACCAGATTTTGTTCTCCACTTCTGATCTCCCCAAGCCTTAAGCGATCTTTGACTTTTTGCTAACGCCATTTTTTTTCTTTCCTTTATTAATCTTTGCTAATATTTTAAAATCTTGTTTATCTAATTTATTATTTTTATTAAAATCTAATTTTCTTTGTTTACCTACAATTCTAGCCATGTTTGTATTTCTCCCTCCAATAATTTTTTCTTTCAAGTAATCTAATTTTATATTCTAGATCACTTATACCTAAAACTTTCTTAATAAAGTTTATCATGATTTATATCCACCACCTGCTTTCTTATAAGCTTTAGCTAGTGCTTGTGCTTTTCTAGCCGACCACTTACCTGCAGCTGTACCATGAGTATTAGCTGCTTTTATTCTATTAAAGATTTGTTTTCTTTTATTAGGTTGTGTATAGTTTCCTGCTTTATTTACTGTCATCTTTTAACTCCGTATATTTATAATCGTAGCTACCTTCTTCGTGTTCATCAGTGATCCACTTAGATGTAGTTTCTACAGACCATATGTTAGTATTTACTAGTCTATTTATAAGGGGTTTTGAAGGATCTGCTGCCATTGATGGGTCAAAGATCCTTAGTCTATTGTTGGGTTGTATTGCGTAATTACCATCATCTAGTTCAATTACATGACCACACTTATGTTGATCTGGTTTCTCTGCATAACCATAATTTAATTCGTTATAGTCTCCTGCACACCAATCAATTGTAAATAAATAAACACCTTCTCTATCTACCTTACGTCTTGATATATATTTCATTTTACAACCTGCCATTTGGTAGAAAGTTGTAACACTTACATTGTAACTAAATGAATCCCATAAACATAACTCGTCTAAAGGTAATTCTTTTGTTCCTGGTTTTTTACAAAATGCTGATATAGGTGCTCTCCACCATATACCTCCATCTGTCATCATAAAATGAAACAGTGGTACTTGTTTAGGTATTGATGTAAAACCAAATACCACGCATTCAAAGTATTTATCATGTGAATCTT